AACCTACAGGACACGAGGGAATTCCTTGTTAGCGACGACTCTAGCGACGTCTCTGACGAGCCGTTAGTCGAGCCGTTACGCTCCCCGGATAGGGAGGAAGGGGACCTTGGTCTGGTCCTTCTCTTGCTGCTTGATCTTCTTGGCATCCTGCAGTCCCTGCGGGGTCACCCGCGAGCGGTACACACCACCCTTGGTAACTGGCCGGGAACCATCATCGTGGTAGCCTTTCATCTGTGTTCATCTCCTTCATCAAAGCCAAACTGTCCGATCCTGCTTGATCTGTCCAACCTGCTGGGTGTACGGAACCCTGTTCACCTGTAGCCTATGCCCATGGGTCCGGAGCACTTCAAGGCTAATGGCAAGGGCCATCACCAGATCATCGTTGCACCCTATCGCTGCCTTGGTCGCCCCCTTCTCATCAGACACGTAGGTCTGTAGTTCGGAGATGAGGTCAAGACATGGGATCCAAAGCTCATCGTTGTCCACTGCACTCTTCAAGAAACCGATGACCGCTGGTTTGCTGGACAGAGTGGTCCTCCATCCGGGTCTCTCCCCTTCTTCCGTGGAGAGATTCGCGATCTTCACTTGGTAGTACAGGTTGGGGTACTTCATCTGAACCAAGCGGTTCAGGGTGGCGACGCCCATGGAGTTGCTCTCTACCCCTAGCAAGGCATTGTTGAACTTCCTCGCAAGGTAGAACAGCACATCACCAAAAGCACTGGGGTCAGTCAGGTTGTGTCTATAGGTGGCTACTACCTTCTTTTCCTTGGTGAGCACCACCGCCGTGGAGTAGTCCTTCCCCACCCCGAGAGAAACATCCGACCCGATCACGTAGGGTTCATCGTGACGTGGGTACTGGTAAATCTTCAGGGCTCCCCGTGGGGCCGCTTCCCAGTCCGACTTCTCGAAGTTGAAGTTCATCCTCTCCAAGATCGGTTGTGGTAGGAGCTTCCCTAGCTTCTCCTGATCGAAGACGTTGACACCACTGGACACGAAAGCTTCATCCGCAGTGGCTGGGTACTCCTGCTTGAACTTGTCTTCACTGGTCTCAGCAATCTTCAGCCTACGCCAGTACACCTGCTCCGGATCCAGCCCATACTTCTTCGCCATACTCTCCTCGGCAGGCTCCATCTGGAACCCTTCAGGAGTCTTTCTCCTGTACTCAGGAACCAAGAACCAAGGAACAAAGATGGGGAGGTACTCATTCTTCCCTGCCACTGCATCCTTCCACAGCCTATGGAACTCGTTCCCGACACCATTGGCCGTGCTCTCCAGAATGATCTCTGTGTCGTCTTCATTCGGGATCCCTTGAAAGAGTCCCGCCAGAATCTTGGAGTCAAACGGCCAGAAAGCAACCTCGGAGAGATGCGCCGCTGTAGGCGTAGTGCCCCGGCCTGCTTCAGGGGACCCTGCCGTGTACAGCTTGTAGCCACTCCCAGTGCCATCGAACATGATCTCCTTCGCGTTCGACTTCTTGAGCACCGGAGCGTACTCCTCAGGGAGACGTGCGATGAGCTCCTTGGACATGTTGAACAGGGCGTCGGAGGTGGTCGTGTCGTGGGCCATCACAACGGCCTTGATGTACTGGTTGAAGTAGCATCGGTGGTATAGTCTACCAACGATCAGCGTAGAGATCCCCATCTGGCGGGCCTTGAGAATGATCGCCCGGATCCTCCCGGTCTTCCTGTGCTGCTCTTCGAGTTGATCGTTGATGATCTTCTGGGCAGCATTGAGGCGGAATGGGATGAAACCTTGGGTGACGCTCTTCGGGAGAATCTTGATATGGTCCTCAGCGAACTTCTCGAAGGAAGTCCGGTAGGATTCCCGGAGGGCTCTCTTGCGGAGTTCCCGGAGAAGGTCTAGCTTGTCCTTGGTTGGCATTGAGGGTGTCCTTGTTGGTGTATCTGTAGGGTACTACTGTTTATGGGTCTCTGTCTCTTTGTGTGTGAAAAAGGAGGTGCGGTGGCTCGGGGTACCCGGTCTGGTTTCGGGCCCCCTTCCTTGTTGTTCCGTGCTTCCGGGGTTTCGGTGGCTGGCCCGCCGCCGCTTCCCCTTCCTCCCTCGGGCCTCTGTGGGGTTTGTCATGCCGCTGTCCGTCGTTGGTCCTGTTCGCCTTGCCTCCCTCGCTTGGGTGCCTGCCCTTGCGCCCTCGGGGCTCCCCGCCCTCCGCGTCGTGCTCGACGACGGCGCTGTGTGGTCGCTGCCCTGCTCGCTGGTGCGTGCCCCCTTGGTGGGTCGCCTCTTCGACTCGCTGGCTGCGGCTGGCGCTGCCGGGGATCCGGTGTACCTCGTCGGGGGTGGCTCCCCCGGTGTGTTCTCCGACGTCGCGGTCGGTCCCCCGTCCGTTGGTGTCTCCGCGCCCGACTTCGTGGTGACGTCGGGCCGTCCGTGCCTGTAGTGTGTTCTTTGGGTTGGCCCCTCCTGCGGGGCCTTCCCAAAGCGCATCCTGCGCTGTTCCCCGTGCTTCGGTGGTTGGTCCGCTGCCGTTGCCCGTTCCCCTCCGGACCTTGGAGCTCTACCATGGCTAACGCCGCCCGCAAGTCCGCTGCCCCCGCCCCCGCCGCCCGCTTTGCGTCGATCGTCTCGGCGCTCGCGGCTTCGGCCCCCGCCGCCGCTGCCCCGCCCCCCGCGGCCGCGCCCACCCCGGTCGCCGACACCCCGCCTGCCTCGGCCTACGAGTCGGCCCTGGCGTCGCCGGAGGACTCCGAGACCGTCGCCCGCGTGGCCACCCGTGCGGTCCTGGCCCGTGCCCGCGCTGCCCGCGCCAACCCCGTGTCGGCTGCCCGCTCCGAGCCGCTGTTCAAGGTGCGCTTCGCGGGTGTCGCCGACCGGTACTCGGACACCGTGCGCATCGCCGGTCTGTCGTTCGACCACGGCCGCCGCGCCATCGTGGCGCTGGGCTCCGACGGCAAGACCCGCCTGTGCTTGGTGGACCGCCTGCCGTCCTTGGAGGTGGGCCGTGGGCTGTGGACGCAGCTCGCCACCGCCGCTAACGAGGGCAAGGACGTCCAGTTCATCGCCGCCGGTGGCTTCAGCCCGGACACGTGGTTCTACGCCATCAACGAGATGACGGACGAGTAGTAACCGCCGAAACCCCCGCGAGGGGGTCTGGCATGGCTGGCTACCATGCCACTGACGAGGCAAGCCACCTGAAGGAGCCCACTATGGGACGTAAGGAGTACGACGCATGGCTGGCCATGGCACAACGCGCTGCCAAGGCCCAGCGCAACACCCCCCGCAAGCCCAAGCCCCAGCGCCGCTGCTGGTTCGGTCGTCTCATCGCACTCATCACCGGGAAATAGCCATGACGCACAAGCTCTTGATCCTCTCGAAGCACATCACGAACCTCGCCATGTTGAACAACAAGTTCACGCGGTTGCACATCAACGGGGCCAACACGCTCCACTCGGACAGCCTGATCATCGCGCGGTCCATCTACGAGATCCACAACGAGGCCACCCGCTGCGGCACCGACCGGCCCTCGAACACCCGCGTCATGACCATCGAGGCCATCCGGCTCGCCCTGCCGTGCCACCTGTTCGAGGCGGCCTGCATCGTCACCCTGCTGGAGAACGAGGCGGCGTTCGCGGAGGAGTACGGCCCGACGTGGGACCTCTCGCTGCGCCTCGTCATGGACAAGAGCGAGTGATGGGTAGCGACGTCTCCTACGGAGCCGTTAGCGAAGAGCTCATCGAGCTCATCCGTGAAATGACAGCAGAAAAGCTCTACTGGAAAGAGCTGGCCACGCAGTTCCACAACGCTCTGCTCGCGAAGAACGAACAGATCGCGCAACTCAACCGCCTCATCCACCGCCCCTAAGGAGCGACCATGATCCAGATCTTCAACACCATCAAGGAGCTCAGCCTTGAGTTCGCCGACATCGCGAACCTCCTGACCACCGAGCTCAAGCCCGGATACGACGAGTACCAGAACGACCCATCCGCCCCCAAGGACTACCCCGCCTTCGAGAACGTGGACCTGACCAACCACTTCGGCGGGGCCATCTACGTGTTCCCGAAGGAGATCTCGTTGGACAACAACCACCCGGCCATCCGATTCCCCGACTCGGTGGACATCGTGAGGGAGCGCGAGGTGCCCTACGCGAGGGTGCTCTGGATCAACAACAACGCAGGAGGCCCCACGTTCCTCTTCCGGGAGGACCACCCGCAGTACCCCGCACTCTACGCGAAGGCTATGGAGCAACTGAAGCCCTCGCACTGACCCACCAGCGACGGCCCTTGCCGA